TAACCAAATAGCATCTTTACTGTTGAATTTAAACATTATACTCCCATTGTCCTTCATCAGAAGGATCTCTGAACATTAAGCTGTCAGCCTGCATCATATCATTCATGCCACCATCTTTCAAACCAATAATACCACCGTCTGCTACATTAAACATTCTTGGATCCACGTTAGATCGAGGGGGTGCGCCTCTAATTACAGGAGGCATTTGCTCAAATTGTTCTGGCTGACCTTCTATCATTTTGTATACAGGATTCTCATACATATACTCGTTAGGTGCTTTTGAATCCATACTGATTTCTTGTCTCATTCTATCCATATCTGGTGGAGACATATTAGGTATAATTTGATTTGTTTCATCATCATATCTTCCAGTTACCGTTTCTTGTCTTGCTATCATAGCTGCTTCTCTAGTCACTAAATCTTTGAAAGGATCTGTGAGTTGATCATAGCTTGTATTAGGTGGTATGATACCTGCGGCTACAAAATTATTTAATGCCTCTTCTATGAATTGATTTGCAGATCCTGTAGATATATCTGATTTTCTCAATGCTTCCATTAACAATGATATACCAGAATCTCCTAATCTAGGTAAAAATTTTAAATCTTTTCGTAACGCTGGTCCTAAATCAGAGGGAAGTTGTATGTTTAATATACCTTTAGCAGGTTGATCTTCTTCTGCCATTCTTACAGCGTCTCCTGAAGAACCAACAGTCGTTGGATCATCTTTAATATCACGAAGTAACTCATCTATTTTATCACTTATACCACTTATGAGCATTGGTTTAACTTCTTCTTGCTTGGTTGAAGGGTCTGTTTTTAAATCTTTAACCTCTTGCATAGCTGCAATTAAGTTAGCTATTTCAGCTTTGGTTGCTTTATTATTAGCAACGATGTCGTCACTGTTGCCACCTTGATCTAATTGTATAATACCACCGTCTTTGGCAGTTACGTATTGTAGATACTCATCGTAGGTTCCTGATCTGTATCTACCAAGATTAGGATCAAAGAATGTGTAAGTGTTTTGTGGTACTGGTGTATAAGATGATCCGGGGTCCGTGGTTCCTTCATCTGATCCACCACTATCGTCTCCTCCTCCAGCGCCTGGTTGAGTACCTGATATCGGATCAGGGTCACTTCTATTAGCTATCATATTTCTGTTAGCTTCAGCTCTAAACTCGTCTAATTCATATCTTTGCATTGTAGGTGTATTCATTATGCCTTCATAAAGAGTAGGATCATTAGCTACAGCTGCTGCAAATTGATCAAGCTCTTCTCCTTCAAGACCTAATTGTTCTCTACCAAAATAGAGACCTCGCATACCTTGTGGACTACCGCCTGCAATAAAATCAAATCCTCTTAGAATTGGATTATATTGATAAGTCATATTAGCAGCTGTTTGAAATATGCCTTCAGGGTTTTCATAAAGAGGTAGTTTGTCGTATTTAGACATACCAGGTTCAAAAAACGATTCTGCTCTTGCTTTTAATAGTTTGTCTTCTACACCGCCTACAAATGATGTATCTAAATTTAAACCTCTTTCTTTAATTACGTCTTGTAGCACATTAGTGCCACTTATATTTGTTCCTAGTCCTTGACCTATACCAACCCTTAATTTAACAATATCGCTAGGTTCAAGATCGTATTTTTCCATAAGGGCTTTTGTTTTTGTACCACCTGTAAACAACCCTGATTTATATGCATCTTTTAAATCATCAAGAAACTCCGAAGTATTATATATAAGACTTTGTCTAAGATCTATTCCCTCTTGCAGGTCTTTTTTAGTTTGTGCTTTATCTCCAGCCGTTTTTTTATTGTCTTTTTGTTTTTGTGCCTTATCAATATCTTTTAAAATTTGTTGCTGTTCTTTTTTGTTATCGTCTTTGTTTGATTTATCTCTGCTGGGACGAGTATATTTTTTTTGAAAAGCCTTTTGTTTTTTACTTAACTCACCGCCACCTTGTGCTACACTTCTACCTGGTCTATATACATTTTTTGGTGCCATTACGGTCTCCTCCTTCCTGCAAAGTACATGATGCCTTGTTTATTGATACTACCACCCTTTTTTGCAGTTGCAATGGCCTGGTATAAATCACCGCTAGCCAGAGCTGCACGTTTAGCGGGAGAGAATGTTGTGCCTCCGCCCACTGGTCTGAAAGGACTGGATACGTTACTTACAACAAACTTGTTCTTTGGTTTGGTTACTAATTCGTTAGACATGTTACTAGACATTTGTTGATTATCTACTGCCGCTGGTGCTGTCGCAGGAGCAGGATCTGTTGTTTGATCTTCTATTGAAGGTCCTGGTGCTTCAGGCTGAGAAGATCCAGTAAATTCATTTGTAAAAATATATTGTATAACTGCTTCAGGATCATCAAAGTCAAGTCCTTCAGGAATTTTATCAGGGTCATCAAGTATTAATCTTGCTAGTTTAGCAGCATTAGCTCTTCTGATTTTCATATCTATAGTGTCATCTATGGTTGTAACCATCATTTTAAGTGCGTCTGGACTTGATAAAATTTTTGCTTGATGCTTTGCTAATAAGGCAATACCTAATCCAGTTAAAGGACTCATGCCTCCTCCTGTTGCTAAAAATGCACCTGTAATACCAGATATACCTGCAAGACCTGCTCTTCTAGCCACGAACTGAGATGTCTCCGCAATCTTATTGGCATATCCTATTTCAGCAATCTTCAGTAAATTCATTAAGTCTTTGACCGCAGCTTTACCTCCTGCTTGTCCAAGAAGTTGTCCGTCTTTACCTAATGTGTTAGCATACAACTCAATCATAAATTGTTGACCTTGATCTGAATCTAATTTTAAAGCTTGTCTAAATCTTGCAGGATCAAAAACATTAACAGTAACAATATCTTTTGTATTAAAGCTAATGCCAAACTCACCACCACCAGTTAAATTAACTCTTTGTGTAAGGTCAGTTTTACCAAACTCAACCGCACCTGTTTTTCTATTGTAGGCGATAGGTTGACTTGATTTCTCCCATAAGTCTGATAAAAACGCTCTTGCTGAAATATTGTAAGGATCTTTACTAGGGTTTGCTTTGTTTCTTGTTATGATGTCAGATAAGTCTTTCAGAGCCATTGCACTTGGATTTCTAAAGAAAGCATCAAAGACTGTATTAGCTAATTGATCAGGGTAGATGTAACCTTCCATGGGAAGACTACCTTGCAAGAACATATTTTGATCAACTTGTTGAAACATTTTTGCAACAGGACTTTTGTATGTATTAGCGCCAAAACCAAATATTTCATTCGCTCTTATTAGTGATTTTTTTACTAAAGCCATTTGTTCCATAATAACTGGATCGGCTTCACCACCTTGCCCTGTAATTACTCTCCACTCGTTGACGTCATTAAAACCTTGCTCCATAGCTTTTTTGAAATACCTAGCTTGTGTAGCCATGTCATCTACTTGTTTAACACCAAATTTAGATGAATATTCTCCCCAAGCTTGATTAAATTGTTTTTGTAAAGCTCTAAATTGTGTAGCGTTTAGGTAATCAGGTAAATCTCCCATTGCTAAAAGCAAGTTTTCAAACTTAGATAAATCTTCGAACCCACCTAGTTGATTTGGCCTACCTGGAATAAACTCCATTCCTCCTCTTTCTAGTGGAATTTTACCTCTACCTAATTCCTCAATATAATTTTTAGCTAACGCTTTTACTCTGAAAGTAGGAATATAACCTTGTTTTACAGACATACCATATTGATTAGTTCCTAATGGTATGGCATCATCAAGAGCCTTTGCTTTAGCTGCAAAGTCGTCATACATAAAAGCAGATATACCTGCAAACTTGTCAAATTTCTTTTGTGCCGCATCAGTTAACAAAGCACCTGCATCCATGACAGTAGCCATTGGTGCAAGTTCATTGAGACTCTCCATCACTCTTTTATCACTGTACCAAAGAATATTGGCACGATTAGCACGAAGATCTGTTCCAATCAAAGGGAACACACCAACTACTTTACCAAACCATTTTGCCCAAGATCTCTCTGTGACATTAGCAATACCAAAAGGTATCTTTTGCTCGATAGCTAGTTGTGCGAGATACTCTGCGTTTGTTCCTTTTTGCACACCATAGGTCCAACGTGCAAGACCTTTCATCATCTTGAAGACAGGATCTAATGCCGCGGCACCGCCACTAAATATCATGGCGTTTCTAGCATGAATTAAATTTTCTACTCTTGGATCACTAGATAGCTCTGGATCAGGTAAACCCTCTAATTCTCTAATAATGGCATTGTAACCATCATAAGCTGTAGCTGCAGTATAAGCACCTAGGCCAGCAGTTGTGGCTACTGTGCCAGAAGCAACTGGATTGTTTTTAGGGTCTGTTAATCCTTTGAGTAATTTATTTCTATCTAAAAAATATAAAGGTAGTAAACTTAAAAAATCACCTGCTATACTAACATTTTGTTTGTTTACTTCAGGATAAAATCTCATGGTAGTGTTTTGTAAACCCATAAAACTATCACCAAAATAGTTAAGAACTTCGTCTACACCTAATTCAAAGTCTTCTCTACCTTTGCCACCCATACCAAGAGTAAAATTTTTAGGTAAAAAGGTTGCCCAGTTTCTTTTATCGGCTTCTAATTTTTCTCTCCACACTCTGTTTTTTTCACGTAAAGGGTCCTCTACATATGCTTTAAACTGTTCTTGTTCCAATTGTGCTTGTTTTAATGCTTTTATCTCTGCAATTTGATCTTCACTATAGGTTTCAACAGGTTGCTCAGAAATACCATTTTGTTTTCTTATGTTGTTAATTAGGTTCAACAACAACTTTTTATCATCTTCAAATTTCTGCGTCCCTACTTGATCGGGATTTAAAAAATTATTAATATCGGGAACTTGTATTTTAATATCATTTTCACCAAAAATATTTACCAAAACATCTGCTGGTATACCAAATGTGTTTTGTATATTCATTGTAGGGTAACTTTGTTTTAAACTAAATACACCTGGTTCAGCCATTATTTGTTCTCCATCTTTTCTGGTTTACCTATAACTAAAGATACCACATTCTTACCTACTTCTTTTATTTCAGGTGGTATAACACTTGAAACTGCTCTTAGATCTCTCATTGTAATATCAGCTTGATTTTGTAAAAACGTCTTGTCTACCTTTTTAGTCCACCCAAATTGACTTAATTCATATCCATCAGTGCTAATAGGAAACATTTCTTGATAAGGATCCACCCACACAAAATCAACTCCCTCTACTTCATCTCCAGAGCCTGGCACATCAGGAATGTTACTTAAATATTTTTTATAAGGTAGGTGATCTTTCAAGTCTTTAGGATCTGGATGTTGTAGAGTTGAATTACCTTGTTCATCAATAACTATTTTAGGTATATTACTCATTATCATTTCTCTTCTTATCTGTTCTCTTTCATCCATATCATTAGGTATGTCACCTGTTACGTCTAAAACTTCTTTTGCAAACTCATACATCATTGTTGCTAATCCAACGTAACCACCAACTTTACTAATTTTGCCAAACTTCGACAGTCTGTTAAAAGGTTTTTTACCTCCAAACTTATCGTAGTATTCGCCAGGGTGGTTCTTCTTTAACCATTGTTTATACTCTTCTTTTATAGGAGCGGTATATTTTGAATTGTACTCAAACTTAGAGGCTGGAGAGTCTGATCTTAAATATTTATCAACCATAATTATTTAATCTCCGAAGGTAAAGTTATATCCGTGAAAGTGTTTGTTTCACTATCAAACACAGCTTTTGGCATATTTTGTGGATTTATTTCACCAGAAGTCACATAACCGTCTGGAAACTGCCCTTTATTCATTTTATATAATACTTTCAAGTCATTATTAGCGAGTCTTAATTCTTCTCTTACTGTCGCTAACGCAGATATAATTGATTTTGAGTCAATTAAACCTGTAATTTTTAAACTTTCATAAGCTCTTGCGATGTCGTCTAAGTTCAAACGACCAGAATCTTTTCTTGCTCGAGCCAGAGCATAAGCAATACCATTAACACGCACTCTGTTCTCTGCAAGTTCAGGTTTAAAATCACCCCAGAATTGTTGTGATGCTGGATCGTTAGGATCAAATATAGCATTTACGTCTGTAAATACTCCTGACCCTTCAGCAGTTTCAATTAAACCATCTTTAAAATTATTTTTAACATCTTTAATTGTTTCTTGAAATAAAGCTAATTGATCTTCGGCTGCAAATAAATCGGTCATCATACCCAGACCTCTTTGTTTCAAGTCTTGTATTAAACCGGGGAAACCAGCTAGTGAGGGATCTTCTAATAAGTTTGATATAACTCTATCAATACTGTTAATATTTCTATCGTAAAGCTGAATACTTGCAAACATTTCTGTTAAAGCTTTTCTTGGTAAGACATCTTCTGCGGTCATGGCTACTTTTTGATTGACTGTCAAGTCACCTAAACCTGTGCCTATTGTAGTCCATACAGGCTGACCGTTAGCTTGTAAAATAATATCACCATTACTGTCTAATGAAGGTATAAGGTAAGTACCGTCCTTTAATTCTTTCATTTGCCAATTACCGTATTCACCTGTTGCTGGGTGTGTAAAACTACCCATGACAAAATCCTTAAACAGGTTAACAGGCTCTTGTTTTGGCACATATCTTTCTGTGTCCAAAGGTATGTTTTTTGGATGATATACAAGTTTATTTTGGTTTTTTGTGTCCATGACTTCGATGTAATCAATACTATCTGCTGGAACATGTACACTTGGATTTAGTTTTTGTGATTCTACATATTCTACCTTTTTAGTATTTAAGTTAATTACTTTTTTCCACTCCTTAGTCATATCTTTTTTATCTTTATATCGACTAGGCTCTGCTGCATTTGCTACTGCAAACTCCTCATATGTTGTAAAGAATTTGTTTTCTTTTAGTATGCTGTCATAAGCAACAAAAGGTTGAGTATAATCTTTAGCGACACTGTATTTTCTTTGATCTTCAGGTAGCTCTAAATCTTTTAAATATTGACCCAAAGTTATTTCTGTATTTAAGTTAGTTTCTTTGTCTGTTACCAATTTAAATGTTGAATCTAAGTTTAATTGATTAGCATTTTTTGATTTTGCTAGTTCTTGAAAAAATCCTAAGTTTGAAAACATAGCTTGACTCATAATATTAGCACGAGCAACAGCATCTTCTTGTTCTTTTGTTAAAGCATAAGCACTTCTTTGTGCCTCCACTTGTTTTTCAGCAGTTGAAATAGCAGCTTCTTCTTTTCTCGTTGCTCTTCTTGCTGCAGTAAACTCAGGTAATGTTTGTTGCACAGCTTGACCTAACACATCCAATGCTTTACCTCGACCTGTTAATAGTCTTGCACCAAAGTTAATTAAAGATGATGCTACATCAGCTTCTTTTTGTTGTTCGATAGCCGCTCTTTCTGCACCATAATCAGTAGTGTACAGTTTTGCAGCTTCTTGAGCATATTCTTCTGCTGTTTTTTGAGGGAAAAGTTCTAGTGCAAACTGATTTGCAATAGGTTGAAACTCATTTAGTCCCGCCACAATACCTGACATTTGATCAGATATTAGAGGAGGTGCATTGTTTGCTGTTTCAGTTATCGGTAAACCCGTCTCGTGATCAATATTAGGATCGCCACCGTGTTTAAGTCTAGCGACTTTCTTGAACATTTTTCTATCAAGTACGCTCATCTTATCCTGTTACGGGATTACCTATATTTAATCCTTTGTATGCTCCGAGGCCCATGATCCCTAGTCCTGCAATCTGCATCAACGGACTAGTAGAAGGTTGTTGTTGAACTGCCATTTGTGAAGCAGGAGTGCCTGTCAAAATACCAGAAGCAAAAGACAATCTCTGGAAAGGCTCTTGTGCCGCTAATTGTTGTGTTGCTCTTTGTGCGTCTAACACATTTTGTCTTTGTTGCTGTTGTAAAGTGCCTGCTTGTTGCAACTGTGCAATATCTTGTGCCATCAATCCTTGTTGTAGTTGTCCCAGTCCAGCTTGTTGGCCACCAAGGGCTGCTAATTGCTGACCAACATTGAACTGTCTGCCTTGTTGTGCTTCAAAGGACTGTTGTGCTGTTTGCTGTGCTTGTTGGAAATTTCTTGATAAATCTTCAAAGATACGTCTTGATTTAATGTCTTGTAAGTTTCTAGCCATCTCTGCACTTTGTATGCCTTGACGTTCTGTGCCAAAAGCACCTGAACCCACTGCTTGTGCATCCATTTGTTGTTGCTGTAATTTTGCTTGTCTATCTAATTCTGCTAAAGCGTTTTGTGTAACGGCTTGTTGATAAGGATCCATGTAGGCTTGTATGCCTTCTGCTGTAGGAGCAAACATTCTTGCCGCTCCTCTAGTTGCTGATATACCCTCACCAATAGTTTGACCTGCTTGATCTAAGAAAGGTTGAAATGTTCCAATACCTTGCTGTGCCATACTCATGGCTTGTTGTTGTGGAGCTGTGAGTCCTGCTACTTGGAAACCAGCAATCGGTTGTGGTACACCTGCTCTACCTAATTTTCTTGCTTGAAAGTCTGCATCAGATTCGCCTGGCTGTTGCACAGCGTTAGGATCTCCAAATGTTGCAGTTAATAACTGTTTACCTCTCTCTTCAATATAAGGTGCCAGCCTATTATACGTGATTATTTCTTCAGCCATTACGCTATTCCTACCCCCCTCGATGAATCAGGATCTAAAGCATTCATCAAATTATACATGACCCGTGGTCCACCAGCATTTTCTACTGCTTTTGCAGTCATTACAAACTCTCCATCACTCAGCATTGCAGGAACTAAATCATCCTTAGGTCCACCAGGTCCTGAGATTTGACCTTGTCTTCTTGGAAACTCTCCACCCATAGCATATTTATCCATATACTCCAAGTCCATTATACCACCATCAGCGGCAAAAGACATTTGATAATTATTAGGTATACGATTACCAAACTGACCAAAATATGTGTTTTGTGGGTATAGGCTAGCAAAACTAGGATCATCCATAATACTACCTTGATCTTCAGGTGTTACTGCAGCTACAAGTGGTGGTCCTAAAAATGCTGCTGTATTTGCATATGCACCAAATCCAGCTTTTGAGGCAGGATTTATTAACTGTCCTGATTTATATGTGTAACCATATTTTTCTGCAATAGCAGGATCTATTTCACTTATAGGGGTTCCTGCTTCAATACCAGTAAATTTTTCCATATCTTCTGTTACCGTGGCACCAGAAGCTTCTTGTCCAAAACCTAAATTTTCACCAACACGTTGAAACGCTGTTCCTATTCCTCCTTCATCTCCTTTACTAAATAAATCACGAAGGGCATAATTTTCACCTTTACCAAATGCTGTGCCTGCACCATAACCACCAATGCCACCCATGATTGCATCACCAGCGTCACCCCCAGCTAGTATGGGCACACCTGCACCTATCAATGCAGAAGCCATCGGTCCTGCACCAAAAATACCAGCAATAGTACCAGCATATGGTGCAATGCTCTTGAGTGCTTTCTTAGCACCTTTAAAAATCTTTTTTAGAAAGAACTCAGGTTGTCCTGTAACAGGATTGATTGAATTAAACTCATTACCTACAATATATCTTTCAGGGTTAATACCCATGTCTAGCATTTGATTGAACAACATTGCTTTGAGTTTAGGATTAGAATCAAGAACTTCCATCGGCACAACAGTTTCACCTTCGGCAACGTGTGCGATGTATGCGTCCTCGTATCTACCTAAATCTGCAATTTTAGAAACCTCAGCTTGGAATGATTCTAAGCCTCTGGGTTCATATTGTTGCATGCTATAATCCATGTTTTAACTTGTTCCTCCGAATATATCCGGCATTTTATTTACTTTTATGGCGACATCTTTTTGTATGTCTTCTTCAGTTGTGTCGGTGGCAGGATCTTGAACGTCTTGATTTGCTTCTTCTTCAGTAGCGTAGACTTTTCCTGTTTTGGCGTGTTTGATAGTTGTTTCTGTTTCAACGTCTATCTTAGGGACACTTGTCCCAGCAACCACGATAGTATCTTTATTTATACCCATTTTTTAACCTCCTTGCAATGTTTATGTTATTTCTAAAACGCTAATAATTATGTGTAAATCATTGGCGTTTTGGGCTGTTGCTTTAATTATTTCTGACTCTTTTGCTACCAATGTACTAGTCAATATTTCAGCAGATGTTTTAGCCGCAATTGACTTGTCTTTCTCTAATGAGAACACAGCAGCGGCACTATCTGTCAGTGTCAGGGTCAATGTACAAGCGTTCGATGCATCGTCATTAGACACTCTTATTGACTTAATTATTGCTGTGGTAGCTGTTGGTACAGTATAAACTGTAGTAGCATTTGTTGTTGTCAGATCTACCTTGTAATTTGTATAAGTATTAGCCATTTATGATAAAAACCAGCTTATCCTTTCTTCATCATCACGTAATGTTTCAGGTGTATAAGTATTGTTCAACAAAAATATCAACTGATCTAGTGTTTGTATCAGTGTGTTTTGTTGTACTTGATTATACTCTTTGGAAGCTTGAGGTAGTCTAGGTATTTGTATTTGTGCCATTAGGCGCCTCTCATTCCATCAGGTTTTATATCTAGTCGAAGTGTTCCATATCTCCAGTTGTCATCAACTGCATCACTGGCAACCCTAACGGCAACTTGTCGTCCTCTTATTCTTGTATCTTTTTTAGTTGTTGATGTTGTAATATCAAACGATCCGTGTGAAGTTTGTGTTCCCGTAGGATAAGGTCTAGTTTTAATCGTCAAATCAACAGTTCCTGACTGTCCTTTGAAATCAGGTATGACTCTACTGATTGACATAAACTGATCACCATCAGCAATATCAACATCTCCTGATTCGATGTGAGCACTCATTGCACTACCATCATCATTTGACCCACTCTCATGTAAATAAATAAAAGTTCTACCTGCTTTAAGTCCTGTAATAGTAGAAATGGTTGCAGTCGTATCCGATGCCTCAAACTCAGCAGCATAAGGATTATCATAAGTACCTCTATCTGCCCAGGCACTTCTTGCTAATGTTCCTATATACCAAAGATTTTCTGCATAATTAAACACAACCATTCTATCGATTTGAGTAGAATTTAGTGACGGATAGAACCACATGACTTCATTGAAGTCAGTATTAGCTGCACAGAATATATCTTGTTTTGCATTTTGATTAAGATCATCAAATACATAGTCTTGCACAGTACAAGGTATCTTTTGCACGGCACCATCAAATAAGAAGAAGGAGTCTGTACCCATCCAAAAAGATACACCACCCACATCGACAGCAGCGTGTAAACCAATACAACCACAAGCAGAACCAAGTTGATTAAAACCAAAAGTCAGTGGCGGACCAATAAACTGCATTTGATACAAGGCTGTATCTGTCCAGATAAGGACAGCACCTCTTGATCGCACTGCTGTTTGTATGACATTACCATCTACTAATCGCTTAGATCCTGCTGTGTTTGTTGCTGTTGGTGTCCAAACATTTTGATCGTCCTGACCAGACCATCGTAAAAACATATTATCTTGTGTTGAGCTATCAGCGATCGTAGTCTCTGTGCCAAAACAAATGACATGTCGATCATCACCTGACACTAACATAAATCTACTTTTTGTAGGTGCATTAGATACATTGGTAGTAGAAGCTCGATTGGAAGATAATCCACTTGATGTATCCCAATAGAATAAACCACCATTAAACTGTAATGCTAAAACATCTTCACCCCAGTTATCAAGTGCCCACTTGGCTGACTCCAAGAGAACGCCCTGACCACCTGTCAAACCTGATCGAGTAGAGTTCCATGTGGATGCTCCCCATGTACCTGCACCCCAACCATAACCAAATAACGATACCGCTGATCCTGTATTGATTTGATATGTTCCGTTGGCCGTGGCTCCTGTTGCATCAGAACTAGCCGCAGCTTTTGCTTCTATGGTGTAAGTGTTAGAATCAGGTACAGTGAGTATCTCAAACTCACCCTCTAGATTAGCTGCACTAATACCGCCTACCGCACCACTCACACTTGCTATGGTTACAAAATCCCCAATCAAAGCACCATGATTAGAGTCAGTAACGGTAACAGTGGTAGATCCGTTGGTCGTTTCAAATTGTGTAATATTACCTGTGCCTGTCGCACGAATAGGAGTTATGTCGGCATAATTATTTTCTGAATAAGCGTAGAGTTTTTTATTGGTGCCGTAGATAGCGTATTTCACACCATCGAGACCCGAGTAAGTTAAAATAGCTCTGGTTGCACCTACAAGTGCATCGCTTGTAACTTTTTCCCAACCACCTATTTTTTCAGGTAGTCCATATCGAAATCTAACATTGTCACAATCTACCCAACGACCTTCTGCACCGTACTCTGTGTTTTGTTTATCTATCCCAGGTGCTATTTGTAATTTTGTTAATGGCATACAATAATCCCCTAGCTAGTTGCATAAAATGGTATCCAGTAGTCTGTTCCGTTAATGTTTACTCTTATATGTCCTGTTAATGATCCAACACTTGTATCGGTTGTAATGCTTGATGATTGATCAGAATTACTAGTGCCATCAAATCGAATAAACTCTTGATCGGCATCGCCTTGATCTAATGTTAATACAGCAATACCTGCTGTTGAACTCGCTTGATCGATAGTAACGTACGCACTTGTCGGTGATGATGTACCCATACCAATCTTGTCAGCCGAGCCATCAATGAAGAATGCGTGAGTTAAAGTATTTGTTTCTGCTCTAAAGTCTACAGAAGCACCAGATTCGTTGAAGGTAAAGTTACCACCATCTAAGTCTACAGTGCTAGTAACTTTCATACCACCCACAACATGAAGCTCAGTAGAAGGAGAGTTTGTTTTGATACCTACACGATCATTACCTGCATCGGTAAAGAATAAGTTAGCATCACCGTTACCTTCAATTCTAAAATCTAAGTCTGCGCTAGATTCATTAAAGACAAAAGTACCACCATCTAATGATGTGTTGCCTGATACGGTCAGTGTTCCGTTGGCCTTAATATTTCCTGCATCGTTCAAGACATCGAACATCGTAGAACCGTCTGAGTATAAGATGTGCTTTGCACCTTCTACGAGAGTTGTGCCTGTTCCCCCTGAAGGTTTGAAAGTTAAACTATTACCACTATGTGTGGTTGCATCATCAACAATGTACCATGTTTCTACTGCTTCGCAGCTCATGACAGTATCACCTGTCAGTGTGCCTGTTAGTTTAATAATGGCATTACTTTGTTCATCGGTTGTGGATCCATCAGTTGTAGCTAAAGTATCATTAGTGCTAGCAATCGCTACAGATACGTAACCTTTGATTGCTGATTCTACTTTTTGTAAATTGTTATTGGTAATATTACCCCAGGTTCCAGAGTTTTCACCTGTGGCTTGTAACTCTAGATTCAGGGAACTTGAATATGTCGATGCCATGTTTTACTCCTAATCCGTTGAACCTGGCTCCACATCTACCCAGGTAATTGTTTGTGAGTCGTCCACCTCATTCCAAATAAAGAACGAAGGATCGCCCACACTAAAATTAATAACATTTTGAAACGCCTCACCAAAGGCTGTTTCTTCTCCTAATCCTATAGTAATTTGTCCAGCAGTGCTAGTGCTAACATTAGCTGAAGCAGCTACAGTCTCTGTTCCTATGGTAAAACTTGGTGCTCCAGCAGTAGAAGGAGATACAGAGGCACTTGCGGT